AGTTTATGCTTACTATGTTGGCGTTGCAACTGCATCTCCTAGTGGAAAACTAGAACCTAAATTCCCATATTTTATTGGAGATTCATTTAGATCAAAACCAGTAGTTGAAGATTTAGACCAATCCTTTGATTTTAATAACTCTCGTTTAGTTAGAAACACATTCCCATATAGAATCGATCAAGAAAATTCTGGAAATGATTTTATAATAGAATCTAATGAATTCTTTAATCAAATTACTAACATTGAATCTGTTTCAGAAGGTGATATTAGTTCGGTAACAGTTATAAGTCCAGGAGAAGACTATAAGATAGGTAATTTACTAACTTTTGAAAATGAAGGAACTGGTGGTGGAGGAGTATCCGCAAAAGTTTCGAGAATATCTGGATTCAATGTCAATAATGTTCAGACCACTTATGATAACTTTGAAAATACTGTTATAACTTGGCAGGATAAACAATCTTTAAGAGTTTATACTTCAGGTTATCATTCATTAAATTCTGGAGATTCAATTACAATTTCAGGAATTTCAACCTTTGTTGAAGATCTTCTTGGATCTCATATTATCGGGGTTTCTTCAGTAAGAACTGCACTTTCTGAAGACATTCCTGCTAATGTTGGTCTGGTAACGGATATTTACGTTTCATCTATTGGTATTAATGTTGGTTCAGGAACAACAATCGGTATTGGTACTGAAATGCTTTCAGTTCTTAACCGTTTTGATTCTGATAATATCTTAAGAGTTAAGAGGGGTGCTGCTGGAACAGCACATACCTCTGGCGATATTATTGATTATTTTGCAGATTCTTTTACAATTCCACTAGAAACTGAATATTTTGAATCAACAAGAAATGCAAAAATTTACTTTAACCCAGTTGAATCTGTTGGTGTTGGAATAAACACTGGTGCAGAAACTTCAATTAATTACTACATTGGAAACACTCCAAAAGTAATTTCTGTTCCATCTCAAAGTATTTACATTCCAAATCACCCATTTAAAGATAAGCAGAGATTGACGCTTACAATACCAGCATCGTCTAATGCATTGACTGTATCAGATACTTCTGGTGGTTCAACTTTTGACTTACCAAGTTCTGGTTCATCGCAAGATGTATACGTTATTAATAAATCTAAAGATTTTGTTGGATTAACTACTTTGGTTGGTTTGACAACATCTGGAGGAGGATTATTCTTTACAAATAATGGATCTGATAATTATGAATATAGTTTAGAAACAAATTATGTAGAATTAACTGCTACTGCAAAAAGAATTAAAGCAACTGTTTCAATATCAACTATTCATGGTCTCTCTGACAATGATGAAATTTCATTACACATCAAACCAAAACTCACTGTTGGTGTTGGATCTTCAGAATCGATCAGGATCAAATACAATCAAGAAAATAAAAAATTACTAGTAAACACTGTTGGATTTACTTCTGACAGAATTAACACAAGCACTGATCAAATCTATATTAAGGATCATGGATTTACTTCTGGAGAAAAAGTTTTCTATAATTCTTCAGACTTAGTTGCAAGTGGTCTTTCAACTGGTAGTTACTATGTTTACAAAGTTGATAGTGATAATATCAAATTATCCGAAACATTTAATGATGTAAACTCAAATCCTCCATTAACGGTAAGTATTGCCAGCACTGGCGGTAAAGAGCAGGAATTGAGTCTTATCAATCCACAACTGAAAATCACAAATAACAATAAGATTTTTGTGGATGTTTCCGATTCATCTTTGTTTGATTATAAATTTAAACTATTTTATGATCAAAATTATCAGAGTGAGTTTGTTTCCACTGGATCCACAAATACATTTAATATTCAAGAAACTGTAGTTGGTGGATCAACAATCTCTATTACCATTAACTATGATGATTCACTACCAACTAAACTATACTATTCATTAGAAAAGGATGGTGTATTAGTTGATCCAGATACCGACGTAAAAGATTATTCGGAAATATTATATGTTGATAGTTTATATAATGGATCTTATAAAGTTTTTGGTATTGGAGCGACTACATTTGACATCTCTTTAGATGAAGTTCCAGAAAAATTATCTTATACATCTTCCGAGTGTGATGCTATTGAATATGATACTTCTTCTATTGATGCTGCTGGACCAATAAAAAAAGTTAACATTATTTCTAGTGGTTTTAACTATAAAGTTCTTCCAAGGATTGTTGGTTTAACAACAGGATCTTCCACTAGTGTTGGATCAAATGCAGTATTAAGAGCAAATACCGAAACCATCGGTAAAATCAATGAATATAGAATCCTTAATGAAGGATTTGAATATGCTTCTGACAAAACACTCAGACCTAATGCAGAAGTACCAACAGTTTTATCACTGAAAAGATCTCAAAAGATTCAAAACATTTCCGTTTTGGATGGTGGTAAGAATTATATTTCTGCGCCAACGTTGATAATTGTAAATCTCTACGACAGAAGTATTGTAGATAGTGGTCTATTAGTTGCCAATTTTAAAGGTAATACTATTGTTTCTGTTGATGTTGTCGAAGAACCAAAAGGACTAGATGATGTTGACTATAGAATTTTCACTGTAAACAATAGTAATGGTGTTCAAATTGAGAGAGTTTTATCATATACTGGTGGAATTGTAGAATGTGAATTGAGCACTCCTCCTATTGATGGTTTTATTAACCCACCATTTAATGTTGGAGATAGAATTTTTGTTGAGGGAATTCAAAAACAAAACTTCACTGATGCTCTAGGAAATGTAACATCACCAGGAACTGGATTTAACTCCTCTGATAATGGATATAATTTCTTTGAAGTTGTTGAGTACACAAATTCAAATCCAGCAATACTTAAGTACAATATTAGTGAATATACTGAAAACGCTGGAACACCCGTAACAATTCAAACTACATTTAACTCAATTGTTAAAAATCAGAATTATCCAGTATTTAAAATTGATAGAGTTCCAGGTGTCTTCTTTGATGGCGAATCTTTAAGCGTAAATAATGTTCAAACAGATTTAAATGTAGAATTAGTTAGAAAGAACTTTATTAAGGTTACTGGAGAATATGAAATAAAAATTGGTGACAGAATTAAAGGAATTAATTCAGGTAACTTTGCAACCATTGATAACATTTACAAGAATGAAAGTAGATTTGATGTAAGTTATTCCAATAAAAAAGAACTAGATTGGAAAGATGATGTCGGTAAACTGAATTATGATTTGCAAGTTCTTGCAAATAATGACTATTATCAAAATCTCTCATATACAATTAAGAGTCCGATTGAGTGGGAGAAAATGCGTGATAAGGTGAACCAATTAGTTCACCCAACAGGTCTTAAGAACTTTGCAGACACGGAGATTACTTCAAAGGCAAATGTTTCTATCGCATCTTCAATATCCCTTTTACCCGTTCTCGATTTTGTTTCCGAAAGAAGAGTTGATACAATCAACAATTTTGATTTAGCACTTGATTATGATCCAACTAGCACATCATCTAGATTTATTACATTCAAGAATAAGAAATTATCTGATTATGTTGAATGTAGATCTAACAGGGTTTTACAAATTGACGATATAAGTGGAAGATTCTCTAGTTCAGAATTTAACAAAGATACTTTTACAGATACTATTGAGTATCCTATCACGGATTTCTATTCTAAATTCTTAGTCCAAGTTATGGACGAGAATAAGCAAAGTACTCAAGTTAGTGAAATTGTTGTTCTTAATGACTATAACAATACATATACTTTAAACAAAATAGACCTGTTCACTGATCAAAAACTTGGAGATTTTGGTGGTGCATTTGGTGATGTTGGAGATCCAATTTTAAGATTTACTCCAGTAAATGCAAATGATTTTAACTACAACTTGAAGATATACAGAGAATCTTTCACCAATGATCCATTTAGTATTGGTATTGGTTTTACTGAATTTGGATTTACCAGACTTTCAGGAACAACTGAAAATGTAGGACCATCTGGTGGTGGCGGATTGCTTGGAGTAAGCACCACGGTGTTTGAGTCTCAAGCAGCACTATATGATACTGTTTATGCATTTGCACAGGTCACTGATGTAGTAACAAACCAATCAAACTATTTTGAAGTTGCTGGACATTATGATGGAACGGATACTTACATATCAGAGTTCTATTTTGATACACAGAATAGTTCAACTTCTTCTGGATCTATTGGATCATTTGGTTTAAATGTTAGTGGAGGAGTTCTTTCATTATCATTTAAGAATGATAATAGTAACAATAATGTAAGAGTAAAAACAAAAGTTGTTGGTATTGGATCTACAACTGCTGGAGTTGGAACTTATCGATATACTGTTGATGGGCAGATTGACGGAACAGAAAGAACAGCAAGACTTGATTCTCAATATGAAATAACTACTGGCATTTCAACAATCATTAGTTTTGATAGTGTTTTAGATTCTACCTTAAAGTCAATTGTTAAGGTTTCTGCTGGTTCGACAGTGGCACTGCACAACTTACTGGTTGTCGCAGATCAAACCAGAACAAATATTCAACATTCACAATTCTTAAGTGTTGGTTCTGGAACTGGAATTGGAACATTTGGATCCGAAATGGTTGGAACTGATGTCATTGTTAAATTCTATCCAGATTCTGATTATTCTTCCGACAATCTGGTCGTACAAACATTCAATCAGTTCATCTACACAGATATTGATGAATTTAATGTGCCAGAAGATCTAACTTATGGAAATGGTGTTGAAGGAATAACAAATGCTTTCTATGGATCTGTTAATGAATTTGGTAAGGATAAATTAGATTTTGATCTAAACTATAATAGAATTCCAATCTTTGAAAAGACTTTCAATCCAAATGACTCTAATGTCCTAAACAGAGCAACTGGTGTTTTCTCCATTGATAACCATTTCTTTGAAACTGGGGAAGAATTAATCTATACACCAAATTCAACATTGATTGGAATTGATGGGGAACCAATGGGAATTGGAGAAACCATTGTTTCTGGTAGATCATTTACTGCAGATTTTATTGTAGGATTTAGCACTGTCACTGGTATTGCTGTTACTACTGGTATTACTACAGATTCGTTTATCTTTGGCGACTCTGTTCCTTCAAGTACAACCAAAATTACAGGTATCACAACAAATTATACTTTCTTTGTTGGTCAATCTGTTGGTGGTGGATCATCGGTGATTACTGGTATAGGTAATACTGCAATACTTACAGTTGGTGCTGGTATCTTCTCTGGAGATAATACTGGATTAGGAACTATTACTTCGATTGGAATAAACTCAATCACCTCTACAGAATCAATTCCTGTAGGAACTGATAGGATTTACTATACAACAGATGAAGCATTTGCTTTAGAACTCGATGGCGTATCAGTTGGTTCTACTTTCAGAAAAACTTACTCCACTGGAATTACGACAGACATTTGCCCAACAACAGTATATGCAATTAGAATCTCTAAAGATCAATTTAAATTAACAGGCACATCTGGTGGTAGTGGTATTGGATTCACGTTCACTTCAATTGGTAGTGGTAATCGCCATGAACTTGAAATGAAGAAAAAACTTGAAAAAACGCTGATTACAATTGACGGTGTAACACAATATCCATTGATGTATACACCACTAACTTATACACTAGAAAATAATGATGCAACCATTGGTGCTGGTGTAACATTCTTATCTCTTTCTGGCATTTCTTCAATTAAACCAAGAGATATTCTTAAAGTAGATGATGAATTTTTGAATATTAAGAATGTTGGATTAGGGACAACCACAGCAGGTCCTATTGATGGTACTGGTGATGTACCAATTATTGAAGTTTCTAGGGGATTTGTTGGATCTTCCGCAACTACACACCTAGATGGAAGTGAAGTTAGAATCTATAAAGGTGCATATAATATCGTTGGTAATAAAATTCACTTCACTGAAGCACCAGATGGAAAGGGTAACAATGACAGATTAAATTCTAGCAACCTTGCTCTACCAAAATCATCGTTTAATGGAAGGGTTTACCTGCGTAAAGATTATACAGACAATAAGATCTATGATGATATTTCTCTAGAGTTTAATGGAATTGGTAGAACTTTCACAGTATACAAAGAAGGACAAAATACAACGGGATTGGAAGCTGGTAGTAATCTTTTATTCATAAACGATATATTCCAGACTCCAGATACACCAAATAATAGTGGAAATAATTATTTCTTTGAAGAAACTGCTTCAACTGGCATTTCCAGTGTAACTTTCACTGGTGTTAAGAGACCAAATACCGATGACGTTATCATTGTTGAGTCTGATGTAAATCAGAATCAAATTCCAAGAGGTGGTGTTGTAATTGCACTTGCACAAACTGGTGGACTTGGATATGCTCCACTAGTTGGTGCGAGATTGAGAGCAGAAACCACTGGAGGTGTAATCACCAATATTGTTGGTGTTCCAACTTATGGACAAGCATATCAAATCAGTACATCAACTTACAATAAAGATACTGGAATATTGGAAGTTACGACTTCTAGTAATCACCCATTTGATGCATCCGAAGACGATGTTTATCTAGAAAATCTTGAATTTTCTTGTGCTGCTCCACATGCAGGAGTAACAACAACCATATTCCCAGATGGAACTCTGGGAAATGTTTTCCCAGTTGTGGGAATTATTTCGGCAAAAACATTCAACGTTAATATTGGCGTAAGTACGATTGCACATAATTATGTTGGACAGGGTTCTGCGTTCCCATACTATAGCAAATTAACATTTGGATCTGGATACTTCAACAATATTTCCATTGGTGTTTCTGATTCCTCTGGTAGTGGTGCTGATATTTCAGTAACAGTTGGTGCAGGTGGATCCCTAATACCAACAATATCTAACGGTGGATCTGGATATACTGATCCAATATTTGAAATCAACGATCCATCATATGAAAATCTCCCTGTAATTGGTGTTTCTAGACTTGGAATTGGAAATACAACACAAACTGGTGTTGGTTTATCAATGACACTGGAAGTTGGACCAAGTTATGCTGCTACTGGTATTGGATCAACTTATTTTGAAATTCGTTCATATGAGGTTACAAAACCTGGATACTCTTACAATATTGGGGATACATTTAAAGTAGTTGGTTTAGTGACCGATTCAAGATTGTCATCTCCTATTGAAGAATTACAATTTACAGTTACAGATGTATTTACGGATTCGTTTGCATCCTGGCAGTTAGGCGAGTTTGACTTTATTGATAGTGTTAGTGCTCTACAAGATGGTGAAAGAACAAGATTCCCACTGTATAAGAACAGTCAACTCTTAAGTTTCCAAAAAGACACATCAAATGTAGATTCATCTTTGATTGATCTAGATGCAATTCTACTGATTTATGTGAATGGTGTAATGCAAGAACCTAAGGTTTCTTATGAATTTACTGGTGGAACAACATTCTCCTTTAAAGAAGCACCAAAAGCAAGTGATAAGATTGACATATTCTTCTATAGAGGAACTAGAGATGAAGATAGTATTGAGGTAGATGTTAATGAATCTATCAAACCTGGAGATACTGTTCAGATCATTAAAAATGACAATATACCACAAACAATTGGACAGGATTCCAGAATTGTTTCTGAAATTGTTTCTTCAGATTTGATTAGAACTGGTATTTACTTGGGTGATGGTATTGATGATGCTAATTACAAACCAATTGATTGGACTAAGCAAAAACGTGATTTACTGCTGAATGATAATGTCCAACCAAAAGTTAGAGATTCTCTAGAGGGAATGGTTTTCCCAACCGCTAAGATTATTAAAGACTTTACCTCAACAGATCTTGATATTTTTGTTGATAATGCACAATTCTTTAATTATGAGGAAAATGAGTCCTCAATCAGCATTCAGGATGTTTCTGGATTGTTGGTACAGGGTGGAAATGATCCCGTTTCTGCAGCATTTACTGCAAACGTATCTGTTGCTGGTACTATTTCTTCGGTAACTGTTGCTGATGGTGGATTTGGGTACATTCCAAATTCCGTTCTAGAACTTAAAATTGGAAAACCAATTGGTGGAATTGGAACAGTATTCAAATTTGATGTTAAGAGAAGACCAGGTATTCTTGGAATTGGATCTGATATTATTGTTGGAATTGATACTTCCTCAATTAGAGTTGGGCAAGCAATTAAATCAATTGAGAATGTTTTAGATACTACAGTAACTGTAACTGGAATTCATACTGGATCTGGTGGTTCTGTTCTATTGAGTAAGAGTGCTTCAAACGTAGTAAGTCTTACAAGATCATTTGATTTTGGTAGATACCAAGATCAAGCAATCGCTATTGGATCGGCATTTGTCTCTTCCTCTGGCATTGTTACCTTAACATCAATAACTACTGCTGGAGCAGGATACACAACAACACATCCTCCCGATGTAACAGTATCTACTCCAAATCTTTCAAGTGAATTAATTGATGATATTAGATTCGTTCAAGGATTTAGTGGAATCATTACTGGAATTACAACAACTACTGGCATAAATGGAAATCCACTTGCATTGACTTTCCATGTTCTTTACGATTCAACATCAGATATTGATTCTTTGATTCAAAATTATCCAATATATGTTTTTGATACACATGTTGGACATGGAGTAACATCTATTGATAATAGTGATAGTTCTTTAGTTGGAATTGGATCAACATTTGTTGATAACATCTATTACATCCATTCAATAACTAGAGATAATTTAACTGGAATTATAACTAGTAATATTCTCTCCACAACAAATACAAGTGGAGTTCATACAATGCCAAATTTAATTTCTGGAAGATTCTCATGGGGAAGACTTTCTGGATTTGAAAGAAATGCATCATCTATTGGTGTTGCGGTTTCTGGATACACTGTTAATTCTGGACTTACTACGTTCCCAACATTACAAAGACGTAATTTTGGATTAAGAGATAGTGGTGCCTTGAGAAAAGACCTTGGTTAATCAATTATAAATATAGAAAAAAGCTCTCACGATGGCGGCAATTGTAACAGATCAGTTTAGAATATTAAATGCGGGGAACTTTGTGGATTCCGTTAGTGATCCTAACAACTCTTACTATGTTTTTCTGAGTCTTCCTAATCCGAGTGCTGTCGGATTTGGAAGATCTACCACTTGGGATACTAATACTCCCAATCCCGTTGATAATCTAAATTACTTAAATCATGTAAAAGATACGATGATTTTCGGTAAAAAGATTACCGTAAACGATGTTCGTAGACTGATCAGGAGAGTTGACTGGAGACAGGGAACTGTTTATGAGATGTATCGTCATGATTACAGTGTAAGTAATACATCTCCACAAACAAACTCAACTCGTTTATATGATGCAAACTACTATGTAATGAATAGCGATTATAGAGTTTATATTTGTATCGATAATGGAGCATCAGTGGCAAATGTTGCTGGAAATTTCTCTCAAGATGAACCAACTTTCATCGACTTAGAACCATCGAGAGCGGGTGAAAGTGGTGATGGATATATTTGGAAATATTTGTTTACGGTCTCGCCAAGTGATATTATCAAATTTGATTCTATTGAATATATACCAGTTCCAAATAATTGGACAACCACAACAGATGCACAGATTCAGTCAGTTAGAGAAAATGGCGATTCTCTAGTAAATGAAAATCAAATTAAAAAAATCTATATTCAAAATCAAGGTGCAGGATATAACACAACTGATGCTGAATTAGATATTCTTGGCGATGGTGATGGTGGAAGAGTTATTGTTGATGTAACTGGAGGAAAAATTACAGATGTAACTGTTTCATCTGGTGGTAAAAACTATTCTTACGGAAGAGTTGATTTATCAACTATCAACTCTGGTGCAACCGAATTTGCTCATCTAATTCCAATTATTCCACCATCAAGAGGTCACGGATACAATCTTTATGAAGAACTTGGAACTGATAAAGTATTGATTTATTCTCGTTTTGATGATTCTACAAAGGATTTTCCACTAGATACTAGATTTTCTCAAATTGGAATTATAAAAAATCCAACCAGAATTGGATCTGCAACTTCTATTTTTTCGGAAAATCAGTTTTCAAATTTGGGTGGACTGAAACTGACATCTGTTTCTAACGCTTCGGATGCTGTTCCTGGAACAAGAATCTTCCAGACAATTACTGGAGTTGGAACTGCAACTGGTTATATTGCTTCTTACGATACAGAGACTGCGGTTTTAAAATATTATGACGACAGATCACTGTATTACAACCAAAGTTCATATGATCAAAAAGATTCTAGAAATATTGTTTCGGAAGCAACAAAAGTTGACTTTAGCATAACTGGCGGAACAATAACAGCAACTAACAATTTTAGTGGTGCTATCGATTCAACATTTACTGGGATAACCACAACAGTTACTACAACAAAGAGAGTAAATCTTGCTACTGAATTCAATAATGGTATATCTCTTCCTGAAATAAATAAAGGATCGGGGGAAATTATCTACGTTGATAATAGACCCAGAGTTTCTAGAAACCCAAGACAAAAAGAAGATATTAAAATCATACTGGAATTCTAAAGATGTCACAAAAAACCAATCTCAACGTATCTCCATACTATGATGACTTTGATGCAAATAAGAACTTTTATCGAGTTCTGTTTAAACCAGGATTTCCAGTTCAATCTAGAGAATTAACTACTTTACAGTCAATTCTTCAAAACCAAATTGCATCGTTTGGTAGTCATATATTTAAAGATGGTTCTGTTGTACTTCCTGGAAGTATTTCATACAATCCACAATATTATTCTGTTAAGATAAACCCAACACACGTTGGATTAAGCGTTGGATTATATTTAAATCAATTAGTTGGTAAAAAGATAAAAGGACAAACTTCGGGATTGGTAGCTGTTGTACAAAAAGTTTTATTTAATACCGAATCAGAGACTGAAGATTATACATTATATGTAAAATATGTTTCTGCAGACTCTGCTTTTGAAATTTCCCAATTTAGAGATGGTGAAACTTTGATTATGGAAGAAAATCTGGTATATGGAAATACCACGATTGCTTCTGGAGATACATTTGCAACTACAATTAGTCAGGATGCAACCTCTATTGCATCTGCAGCATCTATTTCAAAGGGTGTATACTTCATTAGGGGACATTTTGTTAATGTTGAAGATGACACCTTATTATTAGATCAATATACAAATACACCTTCGTATAGAGTAGGTCTATTTGTATCAGAATCTTTAGTTGATGCAAAAGAAGATAATAGTCTTTATGATAATGCAAGAGGTTTCTCTAATTATGCGGCACCTGGTGCAGATAGATTAAAAATATCGGCAACTTTAACAAAGAAAGCATTAAATGATACTGATGATAAGAACTTTATTGAGATTTTAAGAATTTCAAGTGGTGTTGTTAAGAAGATCCAAGATACTAACACATATTCTCTAATCAAAGAATACTTTGCAGAAAGAACTTATGAAGAGTCTGGAAACTATTCTGTAGATCCATTTGAAATTGATGTTGAAGATTCTTTGAATGATCGTCTAGGTTCTGATGGGGTATTTCTCGCAAGTCAATTAACAGATCAGGGGAATACTCCTTCAGAAAATTTATTAGCGATTAAAGTATCTCCAGGTAAAGCGTATGTAAGAGGATTTGATGTTGAGAAAACAGCAACCACTATTCTTGATGTAGAAAAACCAAGAAATACGACTCAAGTTAGTGATTCTCCTGTCCCATTTGAGATGGGTAGCCTTTTAAAGGTTAACAATGCTTCTGGAACTCCAATTGTTGGTATTGATAATAATCATGTTATCTACTTAAACAATCAAAGAAAAAATTCTACTACTGTAGGAACAGGAACCACTATTGGTAAAGCAAGAGTATATTCCTTCTCAACACCAAATGCATATGAAAATGCTGCTGATAGTTGGGAATTATATCTTTATGATATTCAAACATATACAAAAATTACATTAAACGAAGCATTAACTTCTGGACAGTGTCCAGAAACATCATATATTAAAGGAATGAGTAGCGGTGCTTCTGGTTATGTTGTCGGCACTCCCTCTGGAAATGATATTAACGTTCAACAGACTTCGGGATCATTTACCGTTGGCGAACAACTTTTAATTAATGGAAGTACATCTTATTCCAGAACTGTTTCTGCAGTGAAGGTTTTTGGAACACAAGATATTAAATCAGTTTTTCAAGATGCTGCGGAGGTTGGTTTATCAACTTCGTTTGTTGCAGACACTTTCTTACAAACTAAAATTGCAAAGAATTTTACAAATACAGATACTTTAGAAATTAGTGCAACGGGTATAGCAACTTGTGCAGGAAAGAATTTTGTAGGAATCAAGAGCGATACCATTATCAAATATCAACTTTCAGGAAATACTTCAGAAACTTTCAATAGAGTTGAATCTGTTTCCAGTGATGGACTGACAATGACACTAGTGTCAGTTCCATCTGTATCTGGTGTTTGCAACGGATCTTTACCAACATCAACCGTAACACCAACATTTTCTCTTGGAGTCCCAAGTATTCAGAATGAAGAAAATTCATTCCTATATGCTAAAATTAACTCCAAAAACGTTGCAGATGTAAATCTTTCCTCATCAGATTTAACAGTAAGAAGACAAGTAACAGGAAAATCAACATCTGCTACTGGAACAATGTCTTTGACATTGTCGGAAGTTGGAATCACTAGTGCATATTTCCAACCATATAATAGTGAGAGATATTCAATTTTCTATGGAGATGGTTCTATTGATCAACTTTCTAGCGAAAAAGTATCTTTAAGTAGCAATTCAACTGTTGTGACTTTCACTGGATTGCAACCAAGTGAGTCAGATGTGGTTATTAATGCAACGGTCAAGAAAAATGCAATTACAAATAAGCAAAAAACATATATCAGAAGTAGTCGAGTAGATGTTACTCAAAGCTCTTCAGGAATTTCAACTGCTATTACTGGTTTAACTTCAACCACCAATTACGGGTTAAGAGTTGAAGATGAAGAAATTTCTCTAAATGTACCAGATGCAGTAAAGGTAATTGCTGTTTATGAATCTGTAAATAATGGACAGGTTGTATTAGATAAACTTACATTCAATGCTGGATTAGGTTTAGACACCGAATCTATTCTTGGAGAGAAGATAACAGGTTCTAGTAGTGGTGCAATAGCACAAATCGTAACTAGATCTTCTTCAACAGAAATTGAATTTGTTTATCTAAATTCTAATACGTTTATTGTTGGCGAAACTGTAAGATTTGAGGAGTCTGGAATTTCTGGTGCAATTGCTTCAATTTTACAAGGAACTTATGTAAATAAAACTCAAGACTTTACATTAGATAAGGGTCAAAAAGAACAATATTATGACTATTCAAGAATTGTTAGAAAAACTGGCGCAGTAGTTCCTTCTAGAAGACTTGTAATACTCTTTGATCACTATGAAGTACCCACAAATGATGCGGGCGATCTTTATACAGTTAAGAGTTATGGTGAGCAAAGATATAAGAACGATATACCAACTCTAAAATCTGGTTATAGAGCATCTGATGTATTAGATTTTAGACCCAGAGTTTCTGACTTCACCAGTACGACAACTTCACCATTCGCTTTCTCAAGTAGAAATTTTGCATCTGCGGGATCAAATCCAACGTTGGTTGTTGCTCCTAATGAAACTTCATCTATTACATATTCATATTATTTGCCAAGAATTGATAAGATTTCTTTAAACAAAAATGGAGATCTAACAATTACGAAGGGAGTTTCTGCACCAAATCCAAAAGAACCAACGACCATTGAAGAGTCAATGGATCTTGCCAGAATCGAACTTCCAGCATATTTGTACAGTACAGATGATGTAAAAGTATATCTATTTGATAATAAGAGATATACTATGAGAGACATTGGTAATTTGGAAGACAGAATTTCCAATGTTGAAAAACTAGCATCATTGACTTTACTTGAATTAAATACCAAAACTTTACAAATTCAAGATGCTGATGGTTTAAGTAGATTCAAGTCTGGATTCTTTGTAGATAATTTTGATGGAACTGATTTTATTGACGTAGATAATCCAGATTCTAAAGTCTGTATCGATACTAATAATTCAGATAATGAATTGAGATCTGATATTTCTTCATATTCTCTCAAATCTCAAGTATCACCCGCTTCAGATTTAAATACAAACACTCAAGATTTTTCATCCAACTTCAATTTACAAGATTCGAATGTTAAGAAAACTGGAGATCTGGTAACACTAAATTATTCTGAAGTTGCATGGACAAACATTCAACAATCTTTTGCAACTAAAGAGCAATCGGTTAATCCTTTTGGAGTTGCAAATTATAATGGATTCGTAAAACTAACTCCATCTTCCGATACTTGGGTTAGAACTATTAATAGTGAAAATGGAGTTGTTTCTAGAACTCAAAGTAATTGGAATAACACTTACATTGGAAATCTCCAGACCAGTTCTATTCCAAATAATAAGTTTAGATCTAGAAATGTTGAATTTAGAGCAAGTGGTCTAAATCCTTCTACAAACTACTATTCATTCTTTGACGGAAATTCAAATATTGACATTGTACCAAAACTTCTAAAAATCACCATGATTTCTGGTGTTTTTGAGAGTGGAGAAACCGTTTACGGTTATATGAATGGAAGAAAGGTAGCAGCATTTAGAGTTGCTAATTCAAACCACAAATCTGGTGCATATAATTCACCATCGACATCATTTGCAGAAAATCCTTATTCTGCAAATACTACTTTAGAATCGTATTCATCTTCTTCATCGGTTTTAAATATTGATACTTATTCTTTAGCAGATGATGCTGATGGAAGATTTTATGGATATACACCATCTGGAATGAGATTAGTTGGAAAGACCAGTTCTGCTCAAGCAACTGTCAATACCCAATCACTTACTTCGGATTCTGTTGGTGATTTGATTGGGTGCTTCTTTATTAGAAATCCTCTACAAAATCCAGCACCAACATCATCATTTAGAGTTGGTCCAAAAACATTCAAACTAACTTCGAGTTCGACAAATTCTACCGCAACAACAGTTTCATTTACAGAGACCACATTCTATGGTTCTGGTATTGTTGATGCATCAACATATAGTTCAAGTTTAGTTGTTAGAAGAACTCCTCCTGCTCTTCCACTCAATGCATTGAGAAGAGATCCCCTAGCACAGACATTTAGGACAGATAATGAGGGTGGATTTGTAACTGCAGTCGACTTGTATTTTAGTGGAAAAGATACGACAGAGAAATTGTTTGTTGAGATTAGAGAAACTGATATTGGAGGAACTCCAAAGGACAAGTTAATCCAAAACTTTGCAAGAGCAGAAGTTTTACCTGCAGGAATTACAACTTCTTCGACTGGAGCAACTGCAACGAAGATTTCTTTCCCCTCACCTGTTTATTTGCAACCAAATAAGCAATATGCTCTTTCTCTTTCATGCCCTTCATCTGATGATTATAAAGTTTGGATTGCAGAATCAAATCAGGCAACGGTTGCAACGCAGTCATATCCAAATGCCGAGCAGGTAATCTACTCAAATCAATATGTTGGTGGAAATCTCTTTAAACCACAAAATGGTTCCGTATGGAATTCGAGTTTACTAGAAGATCTTAAGTTTAAGTTCTACAAAGCAAGCTTTACTTCCACAAATGGAACGGTTTATCTTCACAACCCAACACTCTCGGTAGGAAGCACTTATGCAGAAATTGATGCCAACTTCCCAATACTAATTAACAACCCAATTAAGACTCTTCCAAGAAAACTTAATGTTGGACTAGTTACAACTTATGGATTGAATAGTGTTCTTCAGGTTGGTGCTAAAGTTGGAGAGGGTGACGCATATGGTTATGTTGAATCTGTAGGTGGAAACATTGGAGTTGTTTCAACAACAAATGTTGGTGCTGGTTATTCGAATGGAACATACTCTGGTGTTTCTCTCTTCTCCATCACAGGATCTGGAAGTGGAGCAACCGCGACCGTAACGATTACATCAAATCAATTGACTAGCGTTTCCATTGCAAATACTGGAACTGGATATAGAGTTGGTGACCTTCTCGGAATCTCAACAAGTTCAGTTACAAGAGGCAGCGGAGCAACAATTTCTGTTCAATCCGTACCAAATATTGATAGACTGTTCTTAACTAATGTATCTGGTGAAGAATTTACAGATAATCAAACATTGTCATATTATCAGGGTGATACTCAAATTTCACTTGCAGGAACAGTAACCAGAGGATCTTCAACAATTCCAAGTGATCTTTATACTGGAAATGTATTTGAAGTATTGCATTATAATCACGGAATGCATTCCAATTCAAATATTGTTAATATAAGTGGTGTAAGACCAAACACATCGGGTGAAGCATTAACCGCAAGTATTGTTTCTACAAATAATACAATATCTATTGCAAACACTTCAAACTTTACCACGTTTGAAGGTGCTACAGTTTCTGCATCAAATCCTGGATATGTTTTGGTAAATGATGAGATTATTTCATATACATCTGTTAGCACAAATGTTTTGAACGTATCAAGCAGAGGAATTGACCAGTCAGCGGTTAGAAACCATTCCGTTGGAGACTTAATTTACAAATATGAAATAAATGGAGTTTCTTTGAGAAGAATTAACAATTCTCATAGTATGCCATCAAATGCAACTCTTAAGGGAGAAAGGCAGATTGATTCATATCATTTACAATTCGATAGATCTGATAAGGCAACTGGAGATACACAACTTTCATTCACAAATGAGAGTACACTTGGTGGTCAAAGTTGTAGAGCAACTCAAAACATTCAGTTCAATGAGATCATTCCACAGTTTAATGTAATATCTCCAGAAAACACTGCAGTTTCAGCAACTTTAAGATCCGTTTCTGGAACGAGTGCTGGAGGATCTGAAGATTCATTTATTGATCAGGGATTCGAATCAGTGACTCTTAATCAGGTAAATCAACTCAATACCCCAAGAATTGTATGCTCCAGAGTTAATGAAACAAATCGTTTGACTTCTTTACCAAGAAATAAATCACTAACTCTTGGAGTAAGAATGCAAACAAGCAATACTAATGTTTCTCCAGTTATTGATTTAACAGATGCTGCTACATTTGTACTGAATAGAAATAGATTGAATAAACCAATTCTCAATTATGCCACAGATCCAAGATCAAATCAATTGACCGACGATCCACATGCATCAGTTTATATTTCAAAGAGAGTAAATCTATTACAACCTGCATCTTCACTTAAGGTCATTCTCACTGCATATAGAAATGCATCTAGCGATTTTAGAGTTCTTTATCAACTCTTTAGAGCAGACTCTAGTGAAATTAATCAAACTTATGAATTATTCCCAGGTTATTCAAACTTGACAGACACTGACGGTGATGGTATTGGAGATACTGTAATTGATGTTAATCTAAATGATGGTTCATCAGATGCATTCGTCAATGCAAGTAATGATGATCAATTCCTAGAATATCAATTTACAGCAGATGAACTTGAGCAATTTACTGGATTTGCTATTAAAATTGTAATGAGTGGAACCAATGAGGCATATGCACCTAGATTCCGCGACTTGAGAGCAATCGCACTAGCATAATGATTCCAATTGAAGGGCATAATAATCTTTTTAGAGATGAATCATCGGGTGCTATAGTTAATTCTGATACTATTGAATATAATCAATATATTAGAATGAAAAAAGAACGTCAGAGACAAAAGGATGAAATTGCTGAATTGAAATCTGACGTTCAGCAAATCAAAAATCTACTTATGGAGTTAATTAATGAAAATCGATCCTAGTGAAATAGAGTTAGAAAATCTAACCAAAAGTTTTGAATATCACAAACTTTCATCGGAGGTTGATAATTGTAATGATATTGAATTGCTAAAAAATATTGCGAAAGCATATATTAAACTATATTTTAAACAACAAGAAGTAGTTACTGCAATTGGACTCAGCTCCTAGAAAATTGCCCGTATAAATATATTTTAGATCCTGACCATTAAATGGACTTTTTATATGATCCTTTGAAAACCCGTAAATCAATGACACTCTAATGGCAGATATTAAGGTAAGAGTAGGACAACAAAATTCTATTAAAGTTGTTTCATCTATTTTTGGAGACAGAACTTTGTCTGGTTTAAGTGACGTTAATGCCAGTACCTTATCTAACGGTATGGTCCTAGTTTATAATTCTACAACAAACAAATGGGATGCAACTTTAGAATTGACACCAGGAACTACGCAGAATTTAGACATTAACGGAGGTAGCTTTTAATGGCAAGTATCATTAGGGTCAAAAGATCTACTGGTACTTCTGCACCATCAACCCTAAATTATGGTGAATTAGCATATACTATTGGCGGTGGTACTCAGGCAAACAGAGGACAAAGATTCTTTATTGGTGATAGTTCCAGTAATCCTCAACTGATTGGTGGTCAGTACTATACAGATCTTTTAAGCAACACTCCAGGTTCTGTTGCAGCTGCCGCAAACGCAACAACTGCATCAAACGGTTTCGTAGCAATTGTTGATCAGAACCGCAAAGTTGATCAGTGGAACGTAGATAATTTAACATTAGATGGTAATGCACTTACCTCTACAGATACTGATGGTCATATTACCATTACACCAAATGGAACTGGTAGAGTTCAGTTCTTAGACGATGACGAATTGCAATTTGGTACTAGTGATGATATAAGACTATCATATGATACTGCTAAAGATGCAATATTCTTTGAAAGAGGTGGTGCTGGAGCAACTGCAGACATTAGAATTGCGGATGATATTCATTTCCAATTTGGCACAGACAATGATGCCAGAATGTATTATGATGAGACTACTTCTGACAAGATCCAAGTAGAAGGTGCTGATTGGAACTTCGCATCTGGTGTTCAAATTACAATTAGTGACACAACAACTTCAACTGATAAAGATACTGGTGCTCTTGTAGTTGAAGGTGGTGTTGGTATTGAAGAAAATCTCAATGTCGGTGGAAATACTGATATTACTGGAGATTTAAATATTGATGGTGGAGATGTAACATCAAATACTTCCACTCTGAATCTTTTTGATTCAACAGTAACTCATGCAAATATTTTAGGTGCAGGTGAGTTCATTGATATTGGTACTACTACTGGTATTACAACTATTCATAATGCCACTGTCGATTTAGACGGTGATCTCAATATTGATGGTGGCGATGTTACCAGTAATACCACATCATTAAATCTATTTGATTCAACTGTAACCCACGCAAATGTTTTGGGTTCTGCAGTTGCAATTGATATCGGTGCTAATACTGGTATCACAACGATTAATAATTTAACCTTTGATGTTCCGAATGCAACAACAGTAACAATTGGTGCTCAGTCATCACCAACGTCCGTTACATTTGAAAGCACACCAAATACATCATTTGTATCGATTGCGGCAACCACAAACGCTACTAGCACCACCACAGGTGCTTTAAGAGTTGCTGGTGGTGTCGGTATTGCTAGTGATGTTTATATTGGTGGAGACCTTGATGTTGCTGGAGCA